ATCTTTGGATCCTTGTCGTTGCGAGCATATATGGTATAAAGGGAACTCAAATATTTAAGGGTAAAAAATAATGAAAACAGAAAAAAGAAAAGTAGTTAAAAAAGTAATTACAGGTTTAAAGAAAGCTTCTAAACTACATGCAGGACAAGCTAAAGTTTTGAAAAAAGTAATAAGTCCTAAAAAATCATAATATGGCTTGTTGGCACGGATACACTCAAAAAGGAATGAAAAAGAAAGGTAAAAAAATGGTGCCTAATTGTGTGCCTAAAAAGAAAATGGCTGATGGCGGTTTAACAACTGTATCTGGCTATAGTCCTGTAATGGGAAATAATAAATTTGGTTACCCTAGTGGGGGAATATCAGTAAAGAAAGGTTAAATAATGGACGGAATAAATTTAATGTTTAAATTACAAAAAGAAGTAAAAAATACACAAGATGGTATTTCTGCTGTATTAATAAATGGTCAAGTTGACAATTGGGACAAATATCAATATATGGTAGGACAACTAAAAGCATATCAACTAGTTTTACAGGAAATCTCTAACCTGCTAAAAGATAAGGAGCAAAACAATGACGAAGACGACAATATCCACAAACTCAAGCCCAAAAATTGAGTTAACTAATACACCATTAGTAGGTGTAAAAAAATCAGAACCCAAAAAAGAAAAAAATATTACATCATTACTTCCTAAACCTACAGGTTGGAGGATATTAGTTTTACCTTTTAAGATGAATGAAAAAACTAAAGGTGGTGTAATTTTAAATGAATCTACTTTAGAAAAACAACAAGTAGGTTCTCAAGTAGGAAATGTTTTAGCTATGGGACCAGAAGCTTATAAAGGAAAAAGATTTGAACATTCTGGACCTTGGTGCAAAAAAGGAGATTGGGTAGTCTTTGCAAGATATGCTGGATCTCGAATACAAATTGAAGGCGGTGAAGTTCGTTTGCTAAACGACGATGAAGTTTTAGCTACTGTAGAAGATCCAACAGATGTTCTACATCAATACTAACCAATAGGAGAAACTATGCTAGAAGACAAAGAAGATAAGATCATAGACTTACCCACAGATGGTCCTGGTGCTGAAGTTACTTTACCAGAAGAAACAGTCAAAGAAGGAGCACAACCAATTGATGTTCCTGAAAAAAAACCCGAAGGAGAAGTAGAAGTAAAAGAAACTCCACCGGTAGAAGAAAAACCTGCAGAATTAATTACTGAAAAAGAAGAACCAGTAAAAGCAGAACCTGAAAAAAATGAATTAGAAGAGTATAGCGATGGAGTTAAAAAAAGAATTGCTAAACTTACTAAACGTATGCGTGAAGCAGAACGTCAAAGAGACGAATCTACTAAATACGCAAAATCAGTTTTATCAGAGCAAAAAACTTTAAAAGCAAGATTAGCTAAAATAGATAAAGGTTTTGTTTCAGAAATGGAAAATAGAATTACTTCTGGAATTGAAGCAGCTCAATCTAAATTAGCAACTGCAAGAGAAAATAATGATCTTAAAGCAGAAGTTGAAGCTTCTAAAGAAATTGCTAAATTAGGTTATGAAGAAGCTAGGTTAGCTGAAATGAAAGTTAAACAAGCTGATCAAGAAAAGGAAGTTAAACAACAACCTGTAAAACAACCACTTCTTCAACAAGAAAATTTACCAAAACCTGATGCAAGAGCAACAGAATGGGCAGAAACTAACTCATGGTTTGGAAAAGATGAACCCATGACTTATACCGCTTTTAGTCTACATAAAAAGTTAGTCGAAGAAGAAGGTTATGACCCTCAGTCAGAAGACTATTATGGAGAATTGGATAGGAGAATAAAACTTGAATTTCCCCATAAATTTGGTAAGACTACAGAAGTAACGACCAAACCTACTCAAACTGTAGCTTCGGCTACCAGAGGTGTTAAAAAGGCTGGTCGCAGAACTGTGCAACTCACATCATCACAGGTAGCAATTGCTAGAAAACTGAATGTGCCACTTGAAGAATATGCTAAACAAATAAACATAGAGGAGTAAGAGCATGAAAAAAAATGAAACTAAAGTGACTGAAGCTGTTGAAACAGTAGAGGTTAAAGAACACTCCCGTGCATCCGACACCAGAGAAGCTACAAAGCGTCCTGCTGTTTGGAAAGAACCAAATGCTTTAGATGCACCCCCTGCACCTGATGGATTCAGGCACAGATGGATAAGAGCCGAAAGCTTAGGATTCGATGACACTAAAAATATTGCTGGTAAATTAAGATCAGGATATGAATTAGTTAGAGCAGAAGAATACGAAGCACAGGGTTTTCCAATTGTGGGAGAAGGAAAATACAAGGGAGTCATTGGAGTTGGAGGTCTGTTGCTGGCCAGAATACCCGAAGAGATCGCAAAAGCTCGATCTAAGTTTTATGCAGATAAAGCTAATGAGAGAGTTGACGGAGTTAAGAACGATTTACTGAAGGATCAGCACCCGAGCATGCCTATCAGTTATGATAGCCGCTCTAGCAAATCTTTCGGTGGTAAGTAAGAGTTTTTTAACAATTACGACCAACGAATTTAAATTAACCAGTGATTAGAAATAATCACTAACGGAGGAAACAAATATGGCTAATCAAGATGCCGCTTTCGGTCTAAGACCGTTAAAGACAGTTGGTCAACAAGATGATTCCACTGGAATGGGTTCACACTTTATAGCAGCAGGTGAAGCCAGCGCAATGTTTCAAGGTTCTCTAGTAAGCTCACCAGCTACTGGAACTGGATACATTGATATTGCTGGTCTAACTGATGTATTAAATGTTGGAGCTTTCTGGGGATGTTTTTACGATGACCCAACTACAAGAAAACCTACGTTTAGTAACTACTACCCAGGAGGCATAACACCTCCTCAGAGTCAAGATATCGAGGCTTTTGTTTATGACAGTCCTTATCAGATGTTTGAAATTCAATCAGCTGCTACAGGTGCTTCTGCTCAAGCAGACATTTACAAAACTTGTGATCTTGCTTCTAATGGTGGTAGTACTTCTAACGGAGTATCATCCGCTGAATCTGCAGACACTTTTGCAGCAGGTCCAGCTCAATTAAAAGTAATGGGAGTTTCTAGAGATCCAGAAAACTCAGATATAACTGCTGCCAATGTAAATTGGAGAGTAATGATATGTGAGCACTTATATGGTTCTGGAACTGCCGGCGCAGCATAATAAGGAGTTATAAATTATGGCAATATCACGACAACAACTCGTAAAAGAGCTTGAGCCAGGTTTAAACGCCTTGTTCGGCCTTGAGTATAAAAGATATGATTCAGAGCATGAAGAAATTTATGCAAAAGAATCATCTGACAGAGCTTTCGAAGAGGAAGTAATGTTATCTGGCTTTGCTAATGCTTATGTAAAACCTGAGGGTTCTGCAGTTGCATTTGACAACGCACAGGAAACATACACTGCAAGATACACTAACGAAACAGTGGCACTTGCATTCGCTTTGACTGAAGAAGCTATGGAAGACAACTTGTATGACAGACTTGCGTCTAGATACACAAAAGCACTAGCAAGATCTATGGCTAACGCTAAGCAGATTAAAGCTGCTACACCGTTAAACCAAGGTCTGCCTGGAATTGGAGCAGCGACTTCATTCCAATCAGGTGACAATGTTAATTTATTTAGCACAGCTCACCCAACTATTGCTGGAAATGTAGCTAACACGTTAGCAACGCAAGCTGACTTAAACGAAACATCATTAGAACAGTCGATGATTGACATCGCTGGGATGACTGATGAAAGAGGTCTAAAAATTGCAGCTAGAGGAATGAAAATGATTGTTCCTTCTGAAAACCAATTCAACGCTGAGAGATTATTAAAATCTCAAGGTAGAGTTGGAACTGCAGATAATGACATCAACGCTCTAAAAAATATGGGAATGATCCCTGAGGGATACAGAGTAAACCATTATTTAACAGACGTTGACTCTTTCTACATCATCACTGATGTACCAAATGGTATGAAGTACTTTGAAAGACTACCTATCCAAACTAAAATGGAAGGTGACTTTTCAACTGGAAACGTAAGATACAAAGCGAGAGAAAGATATTCTTTCGGTGTATCTGATTTCAGAGGTATCTTCGGTGTTGAAGGAAGTTAATAATTAAATTAAAGGGGCGAACACAGTTTCGCCCCTTTTGATATATAAAGGTGCGAAAATGAAAAAAACTCTCATAAATATCTGGGCTTACGACCATCATGCAAAATTTACTGTTGAACATGGTGAAGATACAGCTGAAAGCGTTGAAAATGCTAT